TTCGCCGAGTATGCCGTTTTCTTCGCCGTATTTGTCGGACCAAACGGGCAAAGACATGTCCACCATTTCCTCGGCAGTGAGTTGGTGCATTCGTTCGCCGTACTTTTGTCCAGCTACGTACTCAAAACTGCCAAACTGGTCCGTGCCTTGGCCTTGGGCGATGAGGGTGTAGCCTGCCGGCAAGGGTTCCCATGTGCCAAATCCTAGTATCTCAGAAGGATTGCGGGAGTCAGTAAGCGATGTGTAGATGCTGCCGACGGGAAAGATGCGTTCGAGGGTGAAAAGGGAAGCCTTCTGGATTTCTTCTGCGATGATTTGCCGCACCCACGCCGTCGACGGCACTTTCTGAGAATCGTCGTCTTTTTCCGGGGACGAGACGTACATAGCTCCCCAATTTAACCCTTCAATACCCAGGGAGCCTTCCCCATCGGCATTCGGTACTAATGCTCTCGTGGTCATTCTTCTTCACGCTCCTTTTCGTCTTTTTTCTGATCATACGCAATGCATTCAGGGTTCACGCATTTCTCTTCTTCGCTCAGCTTGTGAGCGCAATAGGGGCAACGCTTTGGAAGCTTAAATTTCATCTTTCAATTCCTCCATTTCCGTCTTGTAGGCTTCTTGTAACGCTTCAAAATCGCTTTTAATACTTTCCTGTACCGTCAAATCGCCTCTCAGACAAGCGATAGTGTAGGCGCTAGACAAATCCCCTTGCGCTTTCGTTGTAATCGTCTGTAAGGGCGATTTTGGGGTCCATGGCTGGGGCCTCTGGTTGCGGCTCCCGCTTTTCCTTTGCTTCGACAAGGGAATCAAGGGTTGCGATAATGTCCTCAAATTCAAAGTTTGGATACGGAAGGAACCTGTCTTCCACCACACAGCATTTTTGGGCTTCGTCGTATATGACTTTTCGGGGGATGTCATGCCGTCCCCCGTCAGCCACGAAATTGTCATAGGAATCAATATAGGTTTTGTCACCGTCAATAACGGTGACTTCATTGTTCAAAATTTGAAAAACGTGCATTTTATCTCCTTTCACTGAGAGTGAATTGGCGCCTCACACCCACAGAGCTTCTGCGGCTTGCAGTACTAACGGCGCTCATTACCACGGTGGGAGAGGTGACGTGAAACAAAACAATCCATTGGGCGAATATTCGTCACAAGGTGGGTATGCTGGGGCATCCGGAACAGATCACGATAACTACCTCGGAAAAACCACAACAGATGGCAATCATTCCCACGCTGTCACCGTTTCTTTGGCCACGTCTGGGACTGGTGAAGGACATGAAAACCGCCAACCGTATCAGGGCGTGGCATATTGGGAAAGAACGGCTTAACGGGCTGAGAGTGAACTGGCACCTCACAGCCACCTCGCCACGGCGGCAGTTGCAGGGGATCACAATCACAATATTCAACTAAGCAATTCATTAGGCGACGACTGGGGGCAATACAATAACTGCGCTCACAAAGGCCGTGACGGGTCCAGAAGATGGAAAACTGAACCTATCTCGTACGCTGGCAATCATTCCCACAACATCACCATTTCCACGACGGGCGGCGGGGCCGCTCATGAGAACAGGATGCCGTATAGCGGCGTTGCCTACTGGGTGCGAACCCAATAACAAACGCCTTGGAACGGGGGCCTGTTTTCGTGGCTTTCGTCGCCACCGATAGATTCTATTGCGATAGAAGGGGACAAGGTTTCAAGGACGTTGCGGACCTCAATTCCGTGGTCCTTGGTCCCTCCGCCCGATTCTTCACCGCTGACAACTGTTCCCGACCAACCATTTTTCGGAACATCTTTGTATTGGTTTGTCGATGAGTACTTCGTGACGACCCCATGAATTTGTGCAACCCTAGATACAGCCAGCGTTGACGACGCAATTTTAGGCGTGATTTTTGCCAATTCACTCTCAGTGAGTTTGTGTTCAGCTTCGCCGCCCGTATCCCCTACGGAATAGCTAAACTTTTTCCCATTCTCCCAGTAATCGCCAGCTCCGATAGGAACACGACCCTGCAACGTGCGCTTCCAAGTCGTGCCTTGCCATAGCTCATTTGGATTCGTACCGTCTGCAAACGGAAGGATGATGCCCTTTGGATATAGGATATTGACGAGTTCTAAGGGGGTCATTTTTGCCTTTTTCCACTTCCCTTCGGCTGACAGGAATTTTTCCCCGTCCCCTTTTTCCGGTTTCGGAACAAATCCTCGAACGCCGTCGGACGTGCTTGTGCAGCCGATCACATCGGAGTGGGCGTTTTTGTCGCTCAGATGGACGTTGAAATCGAAGCGGCTAACGTTATCTTCTTCGTTGATGTAGACAGCAATGCTGGTGGCATTGCTGACCGTAAAATAGGCGCCCATCTGCAAATCGTCCATGAGCATATCTTTGGACGGCAGCCAGTCTTCTTTCCCCTCATCCGCATAAAAATAGCCGAAGAGCAAGTTCTCTCCGGCGTAGCCGTTCCAGCCTGAATCCTGGTAGTAGTTTGACTCGACGTGGGCAATCACGCCCACTTCGGACAGCTTAAATCCCGTTGTCACGCTGCTGTTGCTGTATTTGCCCAGGATTCTGTATCTAGCTTCGCTGACATTGGCATTGGTGACCACTCCGATATCGGAGATGGTCGCTTCGATGCGCTTGTTGACCACAGCGGTCAGGGACGCCACCTTGCTGGCATCCGTAGGTCTGCTATCCCCGATGTCCATGCGGTCAAACACAATTGGCTTCTGCATGGCGCTGGCCAGGGCTATCAGCTTCATCCCGTCATTGGTGACGGTGATATTGTGAAATTCTGCCATTGTCTCACTCCTTTTCTAACTAATCGTTTTGATGTTCCCATCTCCGTTGACGTAGAAAATCCCGTCTGTGGCTCCGATGGGAGCGGACGAACAGGGACTGATGGTCGTAGGTGTGGAATCCAGCACTGCGTTGGTCTTGACTCCATCCGGGGTTGTCTGGATTTGCCCATCGCCGTTTACGTAGTCGATGGATTTATCCAGCCGGAGCACGCTCTGGCCGGTCAGCTTGTCACCTTTCAGCCTGCCCATCTCCATGATGGTCCGGGCGGGACGGAGCACAGCCCCGATGTACTGGCTGCCGTTGACGTAGGTTTTATATATATATCGCCAGCCGATATGCGCTGGCATGAAAGTCCGGATGGCCTTATCCATTTCCTCGAAAGAGAGAACCCCACCATTAGGCAGATAGATGTCAACGCTGTACTGGTCTGGATGGTCCACCACACGGCTTGATTTATCGGAGGTAAAGCTGTTGATGGTCCGTTCCAGAAACTCTTTAGTCACCGTCTGAGTCCCGTTCATCTTGGCGATGATTGCCGCCCGTCTCACTGTGTAGGACAGCTTTTCATCCGTGGGAATCCCCAAAAAGGCTTCCCAGTCAGACAGCCCCCAGGTAGCTTCATTCACGTAGAACTGTTTCCAGGCGTCGATGATGTCGGTCCAGATGCGCTTATGTTCGTCGCTCTGGGTATCCAGCCAGGATTTGAAGGTGGGATCGTTGATAAGGAACAGAGGGAGATACTTTTTGACGTCCGGATCACTGTCCCTTAACAATTTAAAATTAGGCATTGAGCACCACCTCCACGACGGACGGGATTTGGTCGGTATCCACGCCGATGTTTGCCGTCGTCCCATTAATGGTGAGGTTATCGTAGTCTTCCACCTGGGTCGTGTTGCTGTTCTCAATGATCAGCTGTCCCACCTTCGCATAGGAGACCTTTTTCTCGGTGTACTGTTTGCTCAAGAAATACTTGTTGAGAACCTTCTTGATAGCATCGGCATCTCCCCCGCCTTTGGTGGGAGTCAAAGCGATGGTCAGTCCCAGTACGGAGGGAGCAATGACAGACACGTCAGCACCGATGGGGTGCATGGTTTCCACCTTTTCAGTCACCCTGGCCAAAAGGTCCGGGCTGGCCGGTTGGCCGTTAGAGTCGGTCACCAGCAGCTTCACCGTGCCGTTGCCGTTCCAGAGAGGGACAACCGTGATGTGTCCCACGCCTTCTACGCTGTTTCCCCACTCGATGTAATCGTTTATGTTGCCAGATGTTGCCGGTTGGCGGACCTTAAACAGCAACCGTTCTCGGAGCTCGTCGTCCGTTTCTTCGTCGAAGCCGTCATAGGTAGCTTTGGCATTGGTTACCCGGGTGATGCCGGGGATGCTCATGGGGATGATCGTAATGGCCCCGGCGGCCACGTTCCCTTTGGCCCCATACTCCACCGCTTTCACGGGGATGTCAGCCGTGCTGGTAACCTTGACGGTCTCCGTTGCCGTGAATTCCGTTCCGTCCTGAGTCTGGAATAGCGCACCCTGGGAGACAGTCCCAGTGCCGGTCACCGTGACGGTGCCGATGGCCTGGACAGCTGCCCGTCTAAAGACGCCATGTTCTTCAGCGATGTTTTCCAGGTAGTCTCCCCATGAGGTTTGTGCAAATCCTGCCTGGTTCACCAGAGAAAGTTCTGCATAAGTTTTCTCAAATTCCACACTGGTGGCGTTGATGACGTCACGGCCGAAGCTCCCCTCGATGGTGCTGTTGGGATTCATGGTGGAAAGGTCCGCCGCCATGCGTTTCTGGATTTCGTCCTTACTTTGTACTTCAAACAATCCTATTCACCTCCTACCGTGATGGATGTACTGCCGTAAACGCTTGTCAAATTGACCGTCAGCGTCAGGTTTTCTCCATCCCGGACGGTTGTCTCGATTGCGTCCACGCTCTTGATATAGGGATTCACCAGGAGCCCATCCTTGATGTATCTCTTAATCTCTGTGGCACTGATTTCGCTGTTTGACCGGGTGCCGATGAAGCGTTCCAGCTCCACGCCATAGTTCCCTTCAGCGTTGTATTCACCATAAAGATATGCCATGTAGCGGTAGCGCTCCGTCTTCAAGGCTTTGTAGATCCAGACCTTCAAAGCTTCGTTTCCTGTGACCGTTTTCAAACGGCCATCATTATCATGGACGAAAATATCATGGGTAAAGTCCCACGCCAACTCCTGGAGCTCCGGCAGGTTTGCCGTGTAACTTTTGGCGGTCTGAGTGATAGGCCCAGCGATGAAAGGGTTCATTAAAATGCACCTCGATTCGGACGGACGATCTTGTCCAGGATGATGTATGTCTGACTTGTGCCATCTTCGGATTCACACGGCATGATTGCCACCTTGTCCCCAGGCTTCAGGGTATCAGTTGTAATCCAGGACTCTGAGTAGTAGTGATTGACCGGATGGGCATGGCTTGCATATTGAGCGTCACCAGATCCTCCTGATACGTTTTCAGTGATCGTTTTAATGTTTCCTTCTGCTAATCTCTTGTATTGGGTCAGAAGATATTCACTTATATAACATTCGGCAGCTTCCAGGATAATGCTCTTGTATCTCACCTTGATGTTGGGCGGTGGCTCCAGGATGGTCCCGATCTGGATTGTCGGGCTCTGGTTATTTCTCCCCACACCGTTCATGATTCCAAGGAGTTCGCTGTATGGGTTTTTCTTCATGCTGCATCCTCCTTATATCCTGGACGTCTTGATGATCTGGGTAGGCGTCAACCCGCCCATTTCGTTGTAGTTCGAACCATGTACTACTTCATCCTGGCTGCTGCTATTCCCGATGTATCCGCCCTGGCCATCGTAAATGACCACATGATCATTGTCGCCATAAACGATAACGTCGCCTTTCTCTAGCTGGGAAGCATCAAAGTCGATGGTGTTGGAGCCTGCATCATTGGCTAGCGTGGTGACATTGACCACGCCATTAGAGTATTCCTGGGCAAGGAATGGACTGTAATAGCTTCCGACTTTTGTTGCTGCTTCCACGCAGCCTTCCGTTCCGTTGTCCATGGTCGCCCCCAGCCAGGCAGCTTCCCCGGAGCTCATACCTTCGTCGATGTTCCCGATGGTAACGCCACCGCCGGATGTGTTTCCTTCGGTCGTGATTTTCGGCTTAGCTTCCTGATCCAGATAACGCAGCGTCAGCTTCATCATGTGTCGGTTTTTCTCGATGGTATGAGAATCAGATACAATCAAGAAGGTGCCTTTCAGCTGCTCTTCCTGGATTTCAACCGCATATCCTGCGATGCACTGAATATTGCCCAGGGCTTCCACCTCGCTATGCTCGCTTACGCTTTTCAGCAAGGCTTTGGCGCTGGACTGTGTATCCTGCTTGTTGTCCACTTTATAAACGCCCTGGATAGTGCCGTAGGCTTTGACATCGTCGGAGTTGGTCACAGCCCCGATCACATGTCCGTCCTTGTCAGTGATTTCCACCCGGTTGACCATGTCTTCAATGCTGGCGCTGTGGCTGGCTGTGGTCAGATTGGTCATATCAGTGATGGCATAGCCCTGGATAATCGTGTCAGCTCTGACGACATTCAGCTTGTCATGGGCATCCAGATAGATGTGATAGCTTTTCCCGGATTTTTTCCGTCCTTGTTCTAAAGCCTTTTTGATGATTTCTGTGCCGGTCATTCCATCGGCCACAAAATCGACGGTATAGGTCAAGTCATCGGCCACCCGGCCCAGGGTCAGGCCAGCCTTGCTGGCTACCGTGGAGAGAACGTCCTTCACAGGGGCTTCCGAGAATTTCAACGTGTATTTGGATTTTGCCAGATAAATCAGCTTATCGTAGGCAACAAATTCCATCTCGTAGGAGCTGCTTTCCCGGCTCTGCATGAAGATTTTCCCGTGGAAAAGGTCAAACTGCCCGCCTGCCGTTGGGTCGATACAGTAAAGCATAATCTCGTCCCCCAGATTGATAGCTGGGTTCATCCAAGCATTATCTTTTGTTGTATAGGCGATTTTGAAGTTCAGCTTCCGGCCTGCCTGTTCCAGGTCCCCGGACCACTCATAGGAAATGATCCAGGGCGTGAGGTACACACCTGTGGTTACATCGAGGAGACTAAATGACTCGGTCATTGACCATCACCCCCGATGCAGCGACCTTGATCAGGTCGCCCGGCTTCACGCCGCCTTTCTTACAGGCCCTCATGGCGGCTTCGATGCAGCCCATGGGAGACGTCGTGCCAGATCTTACAGCACCGCCGATAGCTCTGCCGATATTCCCTGCCATATCCGTTCCGCTGGTTGCGGTCGTGCCGATGATCCCTCCGGTCCCCACCATGGTGTCAGGGCGGGATTTCAGCCCGGTCAATTCGTTGATTTTATCGTTGGAGATCCCAGCAATGTAGCGGTACTCACGGAAAGAAATGCTGAAATAGATATCGTAGGTTCCATCCTTGTATCCGTATTTCAGCGACTCGATGAGAAACGGCAGGTCGATAGGGCTATCCGGCACAGTCAGCTGAACAACCTGCCCGGTGGATCTCCAGTTTTCCAGCTGATAAACATAGTCTTCCGGGCTTTCCGGGGTAACATCCACGAAGCTGTAGTTCTGAGCCGGGAAAATCCCATCCAGGCTGATCTCATGGAGTCCCGTCTTCCCAGGCATGTTGTAATCTCCATCGGCATTGATGGTCACAGTGCCGTTGTTCTGGGAGACGCTTGTTTCCACCGTCTCGGGCATGATGGGGAACGTCATGGAGTCTCCGTTGGCGCTCAGGATCACGGAATTGACGTTGCCGGAAATCAGGCCGGAGATTAGTCCACTCCAAAATTCATTCGCCATTAGATCGCCCCCTCCATGCGGTTGATGCTGAACTGCTTCAATTTAAATACAAGTTTTTCCATGATTCGGTCGACGTCGGCATTTTCCCGGACCACGATCTGATCAGCCAGCTTCGGGATGTTGAAGACAGCCGCTCCCATGCTTTTCCGCCCTTCGTCCTTTCCTCGTCTGAATTCCTCCTGAAGGGATTCGGAATGAGGAATAATCCGGGTACCTGTGGGCAGGTCCATAATTTCAGGGCCCTGTTCGTGAATAAAGGTCGTTCCACCAGGGAGCCCCATAGTGCCGGTGGCATGTCCGCCTAAGCTGAAGCTCGGCAGATGGATGCTGGACACAGCGCTCTTGACGCTTTCCACTTTGTCCAGGATCCAATCCAGCGCCCGGTGGGCGATCGTAGAGATCCCGTCAAAGGCCCCTTCGAAGATGGCCTTCATGGTGTTCCAACCGTTGGTCCACATCGGGATCAGCGTCCCCGTGATCCAGTCGATCAGGGCACCCAGCTTGCTCATGACGTTGGACACAACGCTGGTGACGACGGCATATACCTGTGGGAAGTTCTCCTTGACGTAGCTGACGATTTCATCCCAGTGGTTGTAGACAACAACAAGCAGCATCACCAGAGCGGTCAGGGCGAAGAAAACCGGGTTTGCGGCGACGGCAGCAGCGATACCACTCATGGCCGTTTTTACGATTCCAGCCATGCGCAGGAAGCCTCCGCCTACGAGACGAAGGGCGCCGGGAATGACCCAAAAGCCTTTCCCGATGATGGAAGCAGCACTCCGGATGTTGCGGAAGGTCCGGGGCAATCTGTTGATAAATATGCTGAAACGTCCCACAGCGCTGATGGCTTTCCCTACGCCCAGAGTGATGGCTCCGAATGCTGCCACTACCTGGATGGCATGGACTGCAAAGGCTTTCTGCCCATCACTGAGCCCGTTCCACCAACCGGTGAACGCTTTGACAGCCTGAGCGGTTGCCATGACCACAGGAGCGACGACTCCACGGAGATCCATGAGGGCGTTCTTCATCTGGTTCATGGCGATTTTGTTTTTCTCCGCCGGGGTCAGCATCTTGTTAAATGCCAGCTCCGTGGCTCCCATGGAGTCACCCATCGCTCTCTGTGCGTCTTTCAGCTGCCCCAGATCTTTGGTTAGGACCTTGAAAGCATTGGCCGCTTCGACTCTGCCGAACAGGTGCTGAATGGCCGTCTGATCATCGCCGACCTTTTCCTTGACTTCAGTTAGGAACTGGATCCATCCGACTTGTCCTAGGTGTTCCGGTGTGAAGTCCAGCCCCAGGGCTGCAGCTGTTTTGACAGTTTGCTGGCTTTGTTTGGACACAGCGCTCAGGATGCCCTGGAAGCCAGTGAATGCCTCAGACGTCTGTACGCCGTTTTTGGTCAGAATGGCCATGCTGGCAAACAGGTCGTCCGTGCTGACTTTGGCCAGGCTGGCCGCCGTGGCTACGGAACCAATGCCCTGAGCCAGGTCGCCGAAGGTCGTTTTGCCCAGATTCTGGGTCATGAGCATCTGATCCGTGATTTTCCCGGCGTTTTCAGCACTCATGCCGTAGGAGTTGAGCACTGTCGTCAACCCGTCGATAGCTGTGGTCGTGTCGGTGAAGCCAGCCTTTGCGGCAATGGCTGCCGTCCTGACAAAGTCTGTAACATGGGCCGTGTCAACGGAAGCGGAAATTGCCTGATATTCAGCTTCAGCCAGTTCGGTCACGCTCATGCCGGTTTCGTCGGAAATTTGACGGATGCCATTGGACAGCTGCTGAAGGCTGACTACGTTTGTATCCACTAGTGTGCTGACTTTTGCCATGCCCCGCTCAAAGTCGCTGTGGAGCTTCAGCCCGGCAGCGGCAGCAGCCATGATGGGCGCCATAGCGGTGGAAACCGTCGCTCCGACAGAAGACATCGTTCCGCCGATGCTCTTCAGATTCCTGCCGAATCGGTTGGTCAGTTTCTCCGACTCTGTCAGGCTATTGCTGACTTTCTTCAGCACAGGACTGAATTGGTCATGGAGCCGGATGATGGCATCAATGACTCGTGCCATGATCGTCCCCTCCTTTCTTCAAAGATTCGATTTCTGCGTTCCGTTCTGCGATTTCGTATGCTGCGAACGAAAAAAGGACCTGTTTCTCCCGGATTGGCATGCGTTCAACCCGGGCCGGGTCCATATGATGGAACCGGAAGAGGAAGTACATGCGCTCGACTTCCCCGTCCGTCTCTATCAGTTTTTTACAGTTTCATCCGTTTCGTCCTGGCTCGTGTAGCCATTGACCTTGCTGATTTCCTGAGAAATATCGCTGATTTCGCCAGCCAGGAACAGCTTTTTTACCAGATCATTGGGAGAGGCTGCTCCGAATTTTTTCATCAGACCTTTATCTTTCATCGACGGGTCCTTGATGCCTTCGACGCAGGTCCGAACGGACAGTGCATAGGTGTCGATGCTCTTCAGGCCGCCTTTTTTGTCCAGGTTTACAGCACTTTCCTGGATCTCGGAATACAGCTCCGGGTCAATTGGTTGCAATTCCAATTCAAAAGGAGCCCCCAGGGCTGCGGAGAGCCTGGGGATTTCCATCTTTTTAGTCTGCTTTTCTTCAATTTTCTTTGCGTCTGCATTAAGCAGCAGTGCGAGTACGCTCATGCTTTTTCTCCTTATTCTTCGTCAATCAGGTCCAGCAGGTCGAAATCTTCGAAAGTGAAGTTCTGATCTTCCTCGCCTACCTTGCCCAATTCCCAGTTGATCAGGTCGACGGCATCAAACATCACGCCATACAGGGCAATCCGTTCAGCACCCAGGGCGTTGGGGTCGTCCAGCTTGCTGATTAGCGTAAATTTCACCTGTTTCCCTTCCTTGATGGCCGGGGCCAGCTTTTTGATCAGGTAGGAGCTGACTTTGTGCAGCTTGATGCTGCCTTTGGCTTCGTAGCCAGTGGTCTTGTAGCCGTCAACCAGGTGACGGCTGCGCTTGATGGCCGTCTTCTGAGCGGTCAGAGTGGCCTTACAGGAGATGATTTCGGCGATTTCATCGCCATCCAGCCAGAGCTGGCCATAGGAGCCATAGACGACTCGCTGAGTATCAACCTCGTGCATCTATATCCCTCCTTATTGGATGATGTTGCTGACTTCAATGTGTTCGATGGCATCCAGCATGGAGATTGTGGATTTGATGAACACATTCTCGCCAATGTTGGCCTTCTTGATGGCCAGATCGGTCATGCTTTCCAGTTCGTCTCTCGTGTATTTCCCGTTTGCTTCCAGCCAGTTCTTCGTGGCTTCAATGTCAATTTCCGCCAGGTTCTGGCCGACTTCCAGGAGCCCTTCTTTTTCCAGTTCATGGAAATAGCCGTTGATGGCAGTCACCAGGAGGCAACGGTTATCGTAACTGTTGGCGTATTTTCCGATGTAGGAGTCGTGCCCGGTCTGCTTGATATCATCGTGAATCATATCCATCAGATCCACCAGCTTGATTTTCTGATAACTGTTCAGCTTGCCCTGGACAGTAGTCACGTAGGAGTTGACGCCCTTGCAGATCTTGATTTTCTCACCGTCGTTAAAGAAGAACAGTTCTCCTTTTCCCACCTTTTCATCCCGTTCATCGCTTGTGTAGCTGTCGCAGGCGATCAGCTCAGGAGCCGGGGCGTAGGTGCAGGAGATGGTCATGGGCGTGCCGCAGATGATGCCAGCTACCCGGGAGCAGTACTGAGCAGCAGTATAAGTCTTGCTCTTCGTCTGAAGAGAGGTGTTTGTGAAGTTCACCACGCCTTCGAAGTCAGCATCTTCATTGGGCAGGACGGCCTTCACGGCCTTATCCTTGACGGTGCGCATGGATTTAATCCAGGATGCCACGGTTTCCGCATTCTCTTCAGAAATGCCAGGGATTACAAGCCAATCAAAACGGACATTTTCCAGGATTTTCAAAATGTCGGTGTAGGTGGTGTCTTTGATGGTATAAACAAGGATTTTTCTGGGGCTGGTCTGGTAGCCTTTAAGCGCCAGCTGGATCTGTTCCACGTTGTCAGCGGACAACCCGGATTCCGGGATATCGTCAATAGAGTAGATGGTCAGCGGATCCAGCGGTTGGGTTTCGGTCAGAATCATGGCCAGGATGCCACGCTGACTGCGCTGGATGGCCGTGATGCCCCGTTCTTTAAACGTCACGATGACGCTAGGTGCTTTTTGAGCCATTTATTTTCTCACTCCTTTAAAAGTCCAATATCTTGTTCGATATTTCCGATGGTCGGGGGATCTTCTTCTGCGTCCTCGATGACGTCGTAAAAGGAAAAGCTGAGAGTCGCAGAGAGGATATCTGCGTCTTTCCCGTTTGTTTCCGTCGAGATGCCATCGAAGTTGAAGACCCTGTCGCCAACCTGGAGACCGAATGTGAAGAGTTCCCGGAGCCGCTTCCGTACCTTGTACAACTCGATAGCGGAGTTCCGGTTCTTCTGGGTAAAGTAATCAATGTGTAGAGTGCAGGACCTTTTTAGGCTCCTGCTGTAAACCATTTGAGGGCTGTCAAGCTCGAAAAAACGGAGGAAGAAGCACGGCAGCCGGAAGGACCTCTGGACATCGTCCAGGTTCACGTCCACGTCCGGCCACGCCGCCTTCAGCTGAGCTCTGACGGCCTTCAGGATATCTGTGTCGTCAATCATGAGCAATCTTCCTTTGGATTTCTGCTATGAATCTATCCATCTCCTTGCCGACTTCATCGGATGCATTGAAAGCGTCACATGCCTTTTCAAAAAAGTGCCGCCCCTGGACGAAACCGATGGTTTTTCCCTTCCGGGTGACCAGCTTGTGTCCCCGTTCCACCAGGTGATAGTGGGGCGATGTGTTCCGTAGCTGATATTCCAGGCTGTCAACAGTCATGCCCTCGATTTCCGATTTCCAGGACTTACTAAGCTTTCGCTTGTGATCGGTCCCAGAATCCGGGGTTTTCTCGATGGCTTTCTTTTTTAGCACGTCACCGGTCTTTTTGAGGTGCTTTTCAACCTCTTTCGGGTAATGCTGAGCGGCTTCCAGGATGTCGGTGTTTAGTTCTTCTATGCCCTTGATCGTAAAATCAGCCATAGCATCACGGCTCCCATCCATCCTGGACCGATTCCGGAGGATCGCCACGAAGCCGTTCCACGCACATCAGCTCCAGGGATTCATGCTGCATGTCCGGGTCGGAAATGTAAGTCACCAGGTAGTGATGATTTTTGTATCCCACCCAACAGCCGTCCGTGATTCCCTTGCGATAGCGGATCACGATCTTGACAGTGGCGTCGTTCCGGTCGGTCCCATCCTCCTTGTACTGAAGGCCCCGGACAGGAGCGATCCAGGCAGAAACGTTGGAATACAGCACTCTATCTGTCTGAATGTCAAGGTCGGTCCCTGCCGTTACCGTTGGCCGATAGATGGTCACCTTTCTATTCAGTAACCCGGGATTGCAGATCATTCCGTCCTCACCGCCTTTTCAGGGTATGCATCAGACATTTCGATCAAGTGCAGCATACTCGTGATACTATGGTTGTACTCCTGGACGTTGGACTTTGATACCAGTGCCCGGTCGGAGTACCAGTGAACCACCAGGAGCTTCGCACAAGTAAGCATCAGAGGAGTGTCGGTGTTTTCCGTCCACTCCTTCCCCGTGCTGTTCACGATGTATTCTTTCGCCGAAGTCATCAGGGATTGGATGAGAGAGTCATCGTCCGTCAGATCAGAGTCGACATGGAGATAGTTTTTGAAATCTTTGAGTTCCATTCTCTTCCCTCCTCAAAAGAGGCGGGAGAGGGTTAGGCCCCCGCCTTGTTGATCAGCACCAGGCCGTTGGCGTCAACAACTTTGCCGTCATACAGGCCAATGCTTTGATAAATGCGGTTTCTGGTGGCGTTGTCGATGTAGGATACCAGATCCATGGCATAAGCTACATTCAGGATGTATTTGCTCATGTCAAAAGCAAAGGCAACAGTGTTCCCGGCTTCGGCGGTGTCCAGGGACGGCAGGAAGTCGGTGAAGACAACCGGTTTGCCCAGGATCCGTGCAGCAGGAGCTCCGTCAAGGCCATAGTTCACATGGGCGATGGGCTGGCCAGCGGTATCGGTGATCCCGGCAAAATCCAGGAAGGTGGATTCGTTCATCACCAGCACCGAGCCGCTCTTGTATGCGGAAGGAATGGCCTTCAGAATGCTGATCAGGAATTTGTAATCCGGAGCTTTGGTGGTCAATTTCGCAGCAGGAGTAGCTTTGATGATGCCAGTAGGCTTGCCAGTGCCGTCGCCGGAAATGATGGCTTCTTCTAGAGCCAGAGTCATCGCTTTAGATACATCCTGGATCAGGGCCTGTTCGAAGATGGCCATGCTCTTGATTTGAGCCTGGAAGGTCAGGCCGACAGCTGCAGCAAGCTGGTAACCGGCGAATGCCACGGAAGTGGTCTTTTTCCCGTCAGCGGCAATGGTTGCCCCTTCGTCTACCCATTTAGCGATGGCTTCCAGAGTGGAGGTGGGAACGGTCATACCGGCAGGATAGTTCAGGTGACGAACCAGGGGAAGGATGTTCCCGTATTTCATCATCTTTTCGACGATTTCATTCAGCACGGGAACGGGAATCACAGCTCCGTTGTTTGCGGTAGTCGCTACAGCCCGGAACATAGGGTCCATCTTCCCTTCCAGGACGTAATCCATAAAGGCCTGGCGATATTCCGGAGTGCTGGCGAAGGTTTTCGCATTCACCACAGGCGCCTTTTTCGGAGCTCCAATATCAGCCAGGATGTTCCCAGCATAAGCACCGTTGTCCATCTGTCTTGCGATGCTGTTTCTCAGCATTTCTGCCTGCTGATCGTCCTGGGCCTTCTTCAGTTCAGCGTTCAGGCCTTCCATTTCCTTCTGGATGTTTTTCAGCTGTTCGACGGTTGCAGTTTTGGAGCGTTCCAGCAGTTCAGTTTTTTTCTGGATGATTTCAGTGATAGTCATTAAGCATTCCCTCTTTCTTTTTTAGGCATTAAAAAAGCGCTGCGATCTGGATCCGCATGCGCTCTTTAATCAGATTTTGTTCAGTTTTTCTAGCTTCTTCGAAGCTTCGCTGGACGGCCGCTAGAGAGGTCGCCTCATAGGCAGGAAAGTCAACGGCAGAGACGTCAAAAAGGTTCCGCATGGTCTTGATGTGCCGCATGTGGTTTTCCAGGTCATAGTCCACCTCCTGGGAATATCCCCCGAAGCTCATTTTGTTGACGTCGCCTCTTTTGATCAGGGCATACAGGTCTTTCCCGGCAGTTGTGGGTGCCAGTTTTGCCCGGATTTTCAAGCCATTCTGGTCCGGAGTCACCTGCAGCGTGCCGTTTGTGGTCCTTGCCAGGACCATGCCTTCCGGGCTGTGGTTATACCTCAGCACCACATTGGACAGGTCAGCTCCGGAAAAAGCTCCTCTTTCAATGACTTCCTTGTACTCTGTCCCGTCATCATCGGTCCATAGGACTGTAGGCGAGTCGTAGACGGCAGCATAGCCCTCGATGACCATGTCTTCATCAGATGGTTTGACATCAATCTGCCGGATCATCAGTTGGTCCTTGTTCATCCTTCTCACCTCCCTTCTGGGAATCTGCCTGGCTCATCTGATACTGGCTCACAATATCCGTGTTCGCTACGTTCAGCGTCTGGACACGATCGTCGCCGTCAGCGATGGGCGGCAGGTTCATGATTTCCAGGCTCTGGTTTGTGGTCAGAATGCCCAGGGGCCGAAGCTGCCGGATCAGCTCGACTTTTGTATCCGTGCTGGCGTAGGTCAGCCTGTTGGCGTCGAACACGATTTCATTCCCAGCGGCAATCTCATCCGGAGTGAAGAGCTTCCGGGTAAATTCCTGGCTCATCTGGATGGAGAACGGCTCAATGACGGACTCGAAGAATGCGCTCCAGGACGTTTCATCGTAGATTCCCTCAGCGATGGGTTTGGATACGCCAAAGTAGCGATAGATGTTGTCCCGGACGAATTCCAGCTGGGCTGTATCGGCCGCCTTCGGTTCGCTATCCACAGGGGTAAATTCCATAGTGCCGTCAGTGACCACCATTCCGCCCTGGGCCGGGTCCTTCAGATTCTCGTTGAGCATTTTGGCCTTGCTTTTCCAGGCTTCCGTCCCTGCCTGACCGGCGATTTTAGCGATGCCACGGATTCGCCCAGAATTTTCCACTACATTTTCAAAGCTCTGTCCCAGCTTAGTCAGCAGGGCCATGTGGGTGGCCAGGTTATCGTCGGTGTCGGCAAAAATTTCCCCCTGTTGGAACATGCTCCGGAGATGGATCAGATCCGTGTATGGAATGGTCCTGGTGGAATTAGTTCCGCCATATCGGAACATGATGTAGAGGTTCCCATGATCGTCTTCCCGGGCTTCACAGCTCTGGTATTCCATAGGCCACAGGCTGATGACATTCCGCTGCCGATCCCTCTTGATGTAGGCGAAGGCGTTTTTGTTTGCCACAGCCTTCGTCGCTAGGTTATACAGGAAGCTGTAAGCATTCATGTACGGGTTCGGAGAAATGGCCAGCAGCGTTTGAAGCTGGATATTGTTCGCCGGTTGCTTCTTTCCCTGCTCCATTACTACATGGTTTGGATGCAGCTTCGCCACATGAGTAGCTACACGGTCGATGCAGGTCTTGATCAGGATGTCCTTGCTGTAGTCTTCCATTGGGACGAAGAAGTTACTCCATCCATTGATCATCTGGAATGTAGTGGTCTTTGGCTCTTTTGTCCCTCCGAATACGGCATCAAAGGCGCTTCTCAGGATTCCTTTCATAGTCTCACCTCCTTCCTAGATTTCGTCCTTGTGGTCAAGATAAACACAAAACGCATCCAGAAGGCTGCTGTAGCCATCGATGCGTTTCCTTAAATTTCTGTTTTTATACGGTTTGACGTTGCCCTGTGTGTCTGTGACTGCCTCTGTATTGAGCAAGCACCACAGCAAGACCGGATTGTAGTTGTACACGATTTTCCGCTTTTTGAACCAGGCTTTGGAAAGGTACATCTGGGACGAAAGGCCCTTGAAGTTCTGCTGGACTTTTTCTGTTAGATCCTTCCCGAAGTTTTCTTCCAGGTCTTTGGTCAAGTACTGGGCGTTGTAGGCATCGTAGCCTATTTTATAGGCGTATACATTGTGTTCCTCCTGAAGTTCCTGGAACCAGTTGACGACGTCTTTTTGATCAATAACGTTCCCTGGGCACGTTCGTACCCATCCGTTGCGGATCCAAACGTCGTAGGGCACTTTATCCTTTTCAATATGTTCCTGAAGGGTATCTTCGGGGATCCAATACATCTGATGAACCATCAGCTTGGGTTCATCCGTCTCCGGATCATTCACTGGGAAGGCAGCGGTCGCACATGTGAGGTCAGTGGTCTCGGACAGGTCGACACCGCCAAAGAAATACATGCCTGAGAGATCATCCAGGTTGAAAGTCTCTTTGTTTTCCACGTCTTCCAGATTGAAGAAGGTATCCCGGGCGTTTTCCCGGAAGTTGAACTGCTTCACCAGCAGGTCCCTCATGGTCTTTTCGTCCAGTGTGGCACGGTTGAATTCCCGCTCCAGCTGCTCCGGATTCTTGCTGACGCCCAGGTTCGGGTTCGCTTTGATCCAGTTGGACGGATCCACGACTTCTTCCTTGGAATCCAGCTCGTAGATGATCGGGAGGGTTGACTCGTCGACATATCTGCCGGTGCTGTAGCCGTCGATAATGCTCATGTATTCGCTGTACTTTGTGTCGAAAAGGCTGTCCTGCTCGTAGTAGCCGCCTGTTGACATGATCACGGTTAATGGCTGGCTCCGTGCGTAGGTGCCGCCCTTCAAAACGTCGTACATGTTCCGGTCCTTGATGGCATGAAGTTCATCCAGGAACATTCCAGAGACGTTCAACCCATCCAGGGAGCCGGAATTCTTTGACAGCGGGACGAATTTTCCACCGTTTTCCTTGCATTCAATCAGATTGACCTTGGGCCGGAGGTATTTTTTCAAGCTGGCATCATGGTTAATCATCGAAATGGCGTATTCCCAGACCACTTTCGCCTGGGATCTGTCCGTCGCTGCCGTATAAATTTCCGGTCCATCTTCGCCATCAGCCAGCAGCAGATAAAGTGCCATAGCTGCGCCCAGGATTGATTTTGCGTTCTTTCGACCGATAAAAAGAAAAACCTCTCGGTATTGCCGGAGGTTCTGGTCATCGACGAAGCCGAACGTTGCTTCCACCAGGGCTTTTTGCCACAGTTCCAGTTTAAATCGAGGAGTCCCCCGCATCTTTGGAATGCAGCAGAATGTCTCGATAAATGTCACAGCTCTGTCAGCTGCCTTTTGGTCAAAATGGAATTTTCCAGGATGCTGGATGTTCTTTGTCAAATGTTGGTAGACTGCTCTTAACTTTTTGCAGGCCTTGATCTTTCCTGATTGGAGCACATCATTGTATTCCTCAATTGCGGATGTCATTTGTTCAGGAAGGCTTTCAGCTCATCTGCTCCTTCCTGGTTCGGAGCGATATCTTCCAGCTTCTTCAGTGTGGCCAGGAGGCCATCCATGGACAGTTTGTATGCTTTGAGTGATGCCGATGCCATCGTGCCGGATTGATTCCGTCCGTTCTTGTAGGTATCGACATACCCTTCTTTCTGGATGATGTGCTCCAGCTCATCCAGAGATGCTAGGAAAAACGCTGCTCTTTTGATGAGGAGCAACGCTTCTGCTTCTCTCGGGGAGCCGCTGAAGATTTTCTTCAGCTGGTTGATGTACCGTGTTTGGGCTCCTCGCCTTGTTTTTTCATCCGCCATCCATTTCGCCTCCTTTCACGTTGGTCACACCCCCTCTGGAAACAGCCTGTATCGCACGCAAGAGTGGGGCCGGGTCGTTTGGCTCCCGTCGAAAAAACTACCCCCGGGGGGTGGGTCAGCGCCGCCTTTCCTTTTCCCGGACAGCCACCACGTGTCCCTCGCTGTCGTAGCTGTAGGTCCTGCTGCTGGCTCCCTGCTCGAAGCGATGGTGCAGCCGGTTGTGGCAGTCGTTGCAAAGCAGCATCAGATTGCGTGGATTAAGGCTGATGCTGGGGTTGTTGATGTTTTCCGGTGTCAGCTCAATGATGTGATGGACCTGATGCGCTCCAGGTCTTCCGCATTTATCGCAAATAAAATATTTCTTCTCTCGTATAAGCTTTGCTAAATCCTTCCATGCTTTTGAATCATAAAACCGTTTTGAAAAATCTCTTGCCATTTTCTTTTCCCAAAAAATCCTTTCTAAAAAATCCCTCCACGAAAAAAGCCCCCGCAAATGCGAGGGCCGTTTTCGGTACGCTAGTCTTAGAAAGGAGGTGAACATCATGAGAAACAGGGACGATGGTCGTTTTGTATCTCAATTCCACAGCTTAATGATATCACGAGAGACTACTACGATTCACTACGCAATTTTTCTCTCTCATCAAAAATCCTATCAAAGACATTGAGTCCTTTTTTGTGGAGCAGATAGGTCTGGCTCTCCTCATAGCCGATTCGCCGCGCGATGAAGCTCCACGACCTCATATTGATATAGCGCTCCTCCAGGATAGCTTGATAGCGCCCATCCTTGATTTCGAAGATGATAGAAAGTGCCATTCTCTTTTTCTTTATCAGCGAATCCCACCTATCATTAGCCTCATCGACCAAGGACTGGATCATGCCGATTCGGTCTGCGATATCTGACGGCACGCCGCCATCGACTCGGTCCTTGGAGTAATTGATTGTCTTAACGCGGTAGAGGTTATTTCTCAGCTCAACAATCCGATCTTCCAAGGACTTGAGCGCGAAGTTGTCTTCTCTCAAACTTTTTAAAAAATCCCGTCCTGTCATTAGTCGAGAGCCTTAATCAAGAGTTCCATCTGTTCAATCACGGACTTCCACGTATTGTGCTGTCTTTTTAATGACTTTCGAAACTCTTTGAGCCCGTACCGCACGTCTTCGCTGCAGTCAATCTTTCCCGGCTTTGGCACGCTGTGCGCTTGGATGGCCATGGAATAAATCTCCATGAGAACTTCCTCGATTTCTCCCCCCATATCGTTCAATGCAGCCGCCAGTCCTTGACAATATTCATAACATTCTTTTTGATTCATTGTTTATTCCTCCTAATTCTGCTTGCCAGCGATTCTATTAACCTCTCCCCGTCATCTAACTTCCCTTGCAGCTTCCTGGTCTTCTTTCGGTCCTTCAAATTGCAGCACGGTTTGCGCCTGTTTGCCTCGGATATAGGCATTGACTTCGTGCCAGAGTTGATTTACGGCATTGCATAGCTCCATCGTCTCTCCCATGTCTTTAAGGATTAAAGATGCATCGCAGTAGTGCGGCTCCTCTTGCGGGAAGACCTTCAATTTTGCTGCGTATCTCACAGATTCTTTTGATACTACTCTTTTAATAGATTCAAGGCCTAGGCTTACCATTTTCCAACCCGGAATCATGGCCACGACTGCATCTCTGACTTTATTCCAAGCCTTTTCAAAGTCCGGATGCGGTTTACTGGAATACTTAATCGTGCATTCATCTATACTTCCGTTTTTGTTTTGCCGGATGAACCAAACGCAAAGAAACGCACCCTTAATCTCAACCCTCGAAATGTCTGCAATGTCCATTATGCTTTCTCCTTTTGCAGCTCAAAACAGCGCCCTAACCCTCGTCAGCCAGGGCTTAATGTCATCAACCGATCTTGCCAAAATGTAAGTCCCACCATGCGCTTCACATTCACGCTGAAATTCAACCTGCCATTGTGATTGCTTGCCAGTCGCCGTCTTAATTTCGATGTAAAGCGTCTTTCCATCCTTCAGGGCCGTTAAATCCGGGAACCCCCTTCTGCATCCAAGCCCCTGCTGGTGCCTGGTCACATCGTAGCCGTCAATCACAAGCGCATTTCTGACTGCCTGCAGGATAACTGATTCCGGCTGCTTCTTCGTTGCAATTCTCACTCTTCATGCCTTCTTTCGTCAAAATGGAAATTCTTCGTTAAAATAATTCTGCTGCTCAATCTTCGGTGCTTGCGGCTGCGCAGGCTGGCTCACAGGGCCGCCGCCAGAGCCAAATGCATCCATAGGACCAGACGGAACACTAGCCGCTTTCGGTTCCACAAATTCAAGGTGATCCGCGATAACCTCCGTGACCCAGTGCTTTTGACCGTCCTTCCCGTCGTAGGATCTAATCTGGAGTCGTCCTTCGACGAGGGCACGCTGGCCTTTATGGAGATAATTCCCAGCTACCTCTGCCGTCTTATTCCAGGTCACGATGTTGATGAAGTCCGCTTCTTTGTCTTTTCCCCTCGAAAATGGCCGGTCAACGGCCAAAGTGAAGGTGGTGCAAAGCTTGTCGTTAGGCGTCATTTTCGCTTCTGGCTCCCTGGTGAGCCGTCCCATCAAGATGATTTTATTCATGGTTACGCTCCTTTCTTCAAAAGGTATATCAAGGCTTTTAGTGACAGCCGGCCGATAAACAAGTTGATCAAATCGGTGTTATTCATTGCTCCCATCACCCTAAAGGCTTGATGCCATTGCTTTCTTCTAAGCTTTCTCGTCATTTTCCCCTTCCCATTCTCTGATTCTCGCCCTCGACAAAGATGCCGTAAGGCTTAATCATCTCCCAGATCCTGCTTCCGATGGCCTCGTCACAGGCCGTGATGTCATTGAGTCGATATTCGCTGCTGATGATCGTCGTCAGGTGATTTAAATATCTGGCGTTAATGATGTCGTAGATGATTCTCAACTCTTCCCTGTCGACGTCGACCAGACGGCCATTCTCGACCCTGCCACCCAGCTTAAAGAGGTCGTCGATGTAGAGATTCTGGCAGGTCTTCCATTTTTCCATAGCGGCAGCATAGTCGTCGACAAAGCTCCTTGATGCCTTGACAAGGTTTGGCATTTCGGATCTGTACGAGAAATAGTAGTGCGGTTCACCGCATGTTCTCGTGAGCTCTTGGCACACAGCAATGCAAATGTGCGTCTTGCCCATTCCAGAGCGGCCAAAGATTCCGATGCCTGGACCGCCTTTGGTATGCTCCTTCAGATATTTTCCAGCCATGGCTTTCATCTTGCCCGCCATATCGGATCTATCCCCGTCAAAGGACTCTAAGGTATATTTTTCGTAGTCCTTGGGATTGATGCCGGACTGCTTCAGCCGTCTTACGACCTGCCGCCGCTCCCAGCATTTCGGGCAATGAGCCATAGCTACTGTGCCGTTCGCTTCTGTTACAGCAATCCAGCCGCTGCATCGACATTTGTCGCAATAAATCCCGTCTTGTGGTACTGGGTGCCTCGGCTCCATCGGTGGCCTATCCTGCATTTTCTTTTTCACCCGCTCAAGCATTGCTTTAATATAAGGTTCCACAGTCTTCCCTCCTAGCACGGGATGCCCATATCCTTGGGCTCCGTCTTGATTTTTTCGACCTTCTCTTTTGGTTGCACGAATGCAGCAAGTCCTAGTGCAATTGTCTCTTCGACAATTGCTATTTTTTGTTCATCGTCATTCGGAGCCCATTGATCCAGCTTCCTGAGGTTGATCTCGACAGCCCTTTTGGTTGTCGGTCTCCTCGATGCCTTTCTGGACTCCACCCAATCTTCCAGGGCGGAGATAAGGGCAGGATTTGAGGTGTAGTTTTCAATGATCCCCCCTAGGGGGTTATTATTACTTTCTTCCCTTATTACTTTATTACTTTCTTGTTTATTGGTTTGGTCTCGCTTTGGTCTCGCTTTGGTCTCGCTTTGGTCTCGCTTTGGTCTCGCTTTGGTCTCCTCTTTGGTCTCCTCTTCGTCGTCAAGTTGGTAGACCCGCCATTTCTCTATGGTTATGAGCCTTCCTCGCTTTGTACTCTTCATTGTGCTAAAACCGAGATTTTCAAAACGCTGAAGCGCTTTTCTTACGACGTCCACCGTTATTCCCTTGCCGGCTTTTTTGGCGAGTTTGGACAAAGAAGTGAAGCATTGACCAGGCTGCAAGACAAATGGCTTGCCCAAAACGTCCCATTGCCTAGGTTTCCAGGTCACCATGCAGAGAAGCGTGATGAGCACTGTTTTCTGTGCTGGTGTCGAATTGAGCCATATCGGATCATCGATAAGGGATCGGTATAGCCTAACAAACCCCTCTTCCTTGCCCATCCGAATCACCTGCCTTCGATGAATACTGGCACTCCGATAGCTCTCTCAATTCTGTCTTGAAATTCCCTCATATCGGAATTTTGGCTTGACAGATGGATGAGGCGGATTTCTTTGAGCTCGGAAAAAAGATAGCTCTCCTCGCATTTCCTCAGCCAATATTCCAGGGTCTCGATGCTCATGTGAGTTTTCATGACCCGTTTCCGCCGTGGTCCCACATCGCCGTTTTGGACAAAATTATCGTCCATGATTTTTTGATCATAGTTGGCCTCGATCATGATCTTGGTGAGTCCTGAAAATGTCCTGGGCATATATTGCGTGTCCGTGGCAAAAAGGAGCGTATCGACGCTATCCTTGATGACAAACATCAGTGGATCTGCTGCATCGTGGATGGCCGAGAAGGGGATGATTGTGAAGGCGCCTGCACGGACAACGTGCTTAATCCCGTCCTCATCGTTAGAATGAAGAGGATACGCCGATAAGGCATCTCCGCATCCAATGGCTGCAAGGGTCCCGCCGCTTGCAAAAACCGGAATCATCCGGCTTAAAAGGTGAATCGCTGCCCTAGCATGGTCCATATGCTCATGGCTAATCACGCAGCCCTGGAGCCTCGAAAAATCCCATTTCATGCCCATGGCAATGCGCTTCCAGGGGATGCCACATTCCAGCAGCAGCTGGTCCCCGTTCGGCGCCGTCAGGACATAGCAGTTCCCACTGCTTCCGGTTGCAATCGTCTTAATCTCCATCAGAAATCCATCTCCATAATTTCCTGCGCAGGGTCTGCAGCTGGCTGGCTTACAGTAACCTTTTCAGGCTCTTGAGGCATGGCCATGTGCACAGGCATGTCCACAGTTGTGGATTCGGGGAGTGCTGTGACAGGCTCCGAGAGATCTACAACTTCCGCTGCTTTTTGCGCCTCAATGATGCCAGCCTTGATGTCTTCGTCGCCTTGGGCTTGGTCAAGGAGCTGAGACGCACGGTAAGTGCTATCAATCTTGGAGGGGTCTTTGGGGACGGCCTTGGCTGCAGCAATATAGAGCGTCTTCATGGCCATCTCTTCGTACCAGGCATTCCAGATAGCTTTGGCTGCAGCGGTATTTTTTCTTTTGTCGATGTCGGCCTTGGACATGACGACCAGCTTATTTTGGAGTTGATTTTCATAGGTGATATAAGCAAAGCCACCGACCAGCTTGCCCCTGTCGACAAAAACATTTTTAGGAGGATTAAATTCAAAGGTGTCAAAGGGATGATTCGCATCCTTGAAATGAGGCGTGAATTGGTCATTTTCGTAGACAAGATGAGCATCAATGTCAACGATTTTCCCAACAGCATATTTCGTGGCCTCGAAGATGCGGCCCTTGTAGCCCTTCTGGACGGAGAACCGGTATTTTCCTCCCGCCTTCCCGTCCTTTCTGGCGACGGGGTAGAGCATGGCTTCAGAGCGCATATCAAAGCCGATTTGTGCGCAGACCATAAGGTCTTGAGCCAGCTTGTAGTCGACAATGACATCTTTCCAGGCGATGCCGTTGTCGGTCAGAAACTTATCCATTTGGATAAAATAGCCCTGGATGAGGTCTTTCTGCTCGTCAGTCACTGGGAAAGCGATTTCCGAGAGCATCTTCTTCACGAAATTTTCCGATACGTTAGTTGTCAGTGCTTTAGTCATTTCAATTCTCCTTTTCCACTCTCAAAGTCTTGTCATTTTCACTAACCACGAGTCTAATCATCTGGCTCGGCATGTCGACCAGTTTGACGACGCTTTCGGCGTTATCAATAAAAATCGGGGCTGTCACATGATATTCGTCCGTCAGGGCTTTGATGATTTCAAGTCCCACATTAATCCTTGCGCCCGTGTTGAGGTCCTTATATGGGATGCCGTGATAGCTGGTCTCGCAACATTCTTCAATACCCTCGTTCGTGACGTTAGGTTTAAACATAATAAAATTCACATTCGGAATCTTCTCTGTCAGTTTTGCACTTAAGCGGTCCGTTTTTTCGCGCACGAACGTTTCGCAGAGATAAAGCTGTCGCTCCAGATTAATCAGATGCTCGGAAAGGGCCTTTTCTTCCTTTAGCAGCTCGCCAATGCGTGCATTAAGCTGATTGTTGCGGTCAGCTGCAGTGATGATGGTCTTGGCTGCATCAAGCTTGGCAGTGAGCTTTGCAATTTTCTGGTCATATTGGGCCAGGCTAGGATCTTCCTTAGGCTGGTCCATGTGCGCTTTGATGTCCATGGCCCGCTGAATGAGGCGGACCTCTTCTTCGCTTGGGTCTGCGACTTTGAGGAGCTTGGCCCGAGTGGCAAATTCATCCCTAAAATCTTGCCGAACGATAAGGTTCTCGTCTGCCTCCTTGGCCTTCGTTTCAAGGTCTGCCAGCTCCTTTTGCTTGGATTCCAGGTCAGCCTTCTTGGCCTTGCCTTCTTCGCGGATTTTCTTCAACAATTCTGCTCTTTGCTGTTTAAAATCAGCTTCGTCTTTTTCCATAGCCGCCTTAGCTTTTTCCACCCTCTCTGGCGGCAGATTTTGGCCACAGGTGGGACAAATCGTGTCGATAGGGGGTTTATTAAAGACTTTAGAAAAAACCTCTCTAAAGTGATTTCTGAGGCCATCCAAGTTCTTGTTGATGCGGTCAATTTCATTGCGAAATGCAGCATGCTGCGCCCAAAGGCCATCACAGATTTCCTTTTGCTCCGATGCCGATTTCTGCGCTTCCATTTCCTTATTCATCAAATCCCGCATCCGTTCTTGATAGGCCGTTTCCCTGGCCGATTTAAGCGCCACAATCTTAGCCTTAATCGTCGCCAGTTCTTCCTGGGCTTTGACCTTCTGGTCCATGGAGGACTTGGCCATCTTTTCTTGCCTCAGGGCTTCGATCTTTTCTGGGATCGTCTTGACGTCAATCCTGGCGTCGTCAAGACTCGCAAGATTAATATCGACCAGGCTCTTCCGACATTCGTCCATTCGGGGACCGATTTCATCCTTCTCCTTTTTCGTGGCTCTAATCGCGGCCCTGACGCCTTTTTTCGTGGTTTCAAGGTCACGGCCTGCTGCCAGATTAAGGACCTCCTCCAGGTCCGCATTGGCCTTGACGATTTCATCGTCCGTCACGTCGCCACAGAGCTGCATCAGGAGCTGACGGCGCTCCTGCCAAGACAGGCGTTCGTTGAAATAAAGGGGATCCGTAATGAGCTTAAAGATCTTTTCATCGATGAGACCGTTAATGGCCTTGGCATATTCGCCCGCGCTGATGGGCGTCGCGGCCCCGACTGGGCCATAGGCATATTCAGTCGTATTTCCAACCATGACAGCTTCAGCGGCGCCCCGCTGCTTGCGCCATTTTTCCTTGTATGTCCTCGTCAGCTCAATCTGCCGTCCATCGTGCTCAATCACGGCCGTGACCTTGTGATCGATACGGGGGATGACCTCACCATTCTCGTCCAAGGTCTTGATTCCAAAGTCCTTTTCATCATGGCTGTTCTTGCCGAAAAGGAGCCAAGTAAAAGCATCAAAGAGGGTTGATTTTCCGCATCCATTGCTGCCGTAGACTTCGGCATTTTGGCCTTCAGCATCCAGGCTAAAGGATTGGATGCCCTTAAAGTTTTCGAGAGTTAATGTAATCAGTTTCATTATTTTTCCTCCTCATCTGGCAGCTCCTCGGCATCGATGATCCGATAGAGCCAGTAGACATACTCAGGAGTTTCTTCTTCGTTAATTTCTGCCAACCTCAGAGCAGTGCAAAGGTTGGTCAGTGTCACATTTTTAAAAAGTTGGAACATGAAACTGCGAAATTTCTTCGGTCTTTTCATTTCCCATTCCTCCCATGTTATAATGGGGTGAAACCTGTCCTAAAGGTTCACCCGAGGTCTTTGCGTTGCAGCGCGGAGGCCTCATTCTTTTTTTAGCTTTTCAATCATTTTTGTCAGTTTTCTCGTTGCCGATCGGAGTGTGGTTAGCTGATCAATTAATGCCTTTTTTGCTTCTTCCCGCCTCTTTCTGCGGGCTTCCTTACGTTTTAGTGCCCGTCTTGTCTCATAGGCCCTGTAGCGCTTAATTTTGCACTCATCACAGTAATTTTTGCCGCGTGGCACCTCTCGTCCACACGCCTTACAGTGCCGAGTCGGTTTAGGCAATTCAGCAAACGGTGGCGGCTCACTGACCAGTCTCAAGGACTTGGCCACTGCTATCGGTTTTCTGTGCCAGATGGTCACGGCATCAATTGGCTCATTGGCGGGATTGGAAAACCACCTCTTAAACTCCAAACCGTGAAAATAGCTGATAGCGTCTCTGTCTTCGGGGTCCTTTTCAAGGTGCTTCAGGTGGTCTAGGGCAATGAGGCGGGCCGTCAGGACCAGTTCCTGCCACTCACTCCAACGGGTTTGCATTTTTCTGCACCTTTTTTGACATGACTTTTCTGAGAAGCTTCAGACACTCAATTGCCTTGTCGATGTCCTGGAGCCCGTTCTTTTTTGGATATCGGTAAAGATATTTTATGGTGCAGCCAATCCAGTAAGCTTCCACTCCTTCTGCGCCTCTTGTCATCTCCGCCGCAATGTCTGCGGCTTCCATGCCGCCTCTCCAAGAATAGTGACTAGGATGATAGACGGGATCTGAGCTAACCCGGTCCTCGACGTTCATCTGAGCCATGCGCTCAACGGCCATCTGGGGGATGGAGTTGACCTTACTTTCGCAAGGATTCTCTTGCGAAATTTCTTCTTGACGGTAATAGCCAATCAGCGTGATCAACGCCTGGACTGCTTGGTCTTCCGTAATATGCATTTTTTTCTCTCCTTTTCTTTTTCACTAGCTGGCATTTTTTCAGTTTTTTCCAACAACTCTTCGACTTCCACCTCTGTGAGATGGCCAATAACTTCACTGCCAAGCGGATTTCCGTCCGCAAACTGCCAGTCGTGGATGGTCTTTTCAAGCACAGCCAGCTCCCACATTCCATCACGCCCGCCGTATGTGAACGGACCTTGGACCACACTGGCGCCATATCCGTTTTCGAAGTAAAAGTAATTGTGATCGATTTTAGTTCTCCAGTCATACACAAATCTTGATGGCCTAAATCTGCCAAACCATGTTGCTATGTGAGGCTTATAATATGGCATCTTTTTCATCTCCTTATCCTTACGACACAAATGCCTAAAACAATCAAAAAGCAAAGTGAATCTAGCACTAGTCTTTCCTCATTTTTCTAAAATGTTGAGTAAATCTCTAAAGACATTTCACTAATTTCTTGTCAAAATCGGTCGTTTTTGACAAGTCAAAACACGTCGTCTAAAGCTCTTTCCTTTATTACTCGTTCCATAAATGGGCAGTTTTTCTTGCGCCCTTTAATGTTCTGTACAATCGGCTCATCGGGAAGCAACATGCAGGTTCGGCAGTGTCGGATTTTTGCCCCGCCCCGACTTCCGACCTTGCCAGCGAAATGGCAGACTTTGCAGGTTGGTTGCGCCCATCCGATTTCAACTTTGGGACATAGCCCCAATCCACCTTGACTCCATGGGATTCTTTCGGGGTTGTCTTGCTTCGGGCATTTAGCAGCAAAAGGGCATACGCTGCAGTCAGTATCAATCATCACCGATTCCCCTTTCTGACTCTGACCTTGATTTTCTGTCCTGGCTGCAGTGCCCCTGGCTCTTTGATTCCATTGTCCTCCCGCACCCGCATAATGATGGTCTGGATGTCCTCATAGCCACCATACCGCTCGCAGAGGCTCCAGAGGCTGTCACCTGTGTGGACCGTATGCTCAAATGTCAAATAGTCGGTAGGTTCTGGTTTGGTCCGCTCTCGCCATATCGCGCCTGCGGTCAGGACGCCTGCAGTAATAAGTGCCGTTGCAATGATGCCGACTTTCCTTCTTGTTCTCATTTTTTTACCCTCCTTTTAGTCCGTCTAAGATTGTCGATGCTGCTCCTCGGAGCAGCGCTTCCAATGTCTTAATCCTGGCGTCCTTACGGTCCAACTCTCTCTGCAGCTCTTTCATTCTGGCTGGCGTATAAAAGTATGAATTAACGCCGACAATGTCCATTACATCCTTGGCCGCAAAACGGACCCCTGGGAGCTTGGTAAGCTGTGGCAGTGTGCCGCGGTCGCGCAGGTTGTAGATGGTGGAGAGCGACACGTTAAGGACCTCTGCCGCCTCCTGCGCTGTCATGACTTTGGGTTCCATGGCTAGCCTCCTTTCTGTTCTTCACTCTCCTTCTGATATAATGGGTAACGGAAGGAGGTGATCCTGGTGAAGAGAAATCTCGATTTAATCCGTAACATTCTTCTTCGTATTGAAACCAATGAGAAAAATGCCACTCTAAGCAGCTCCGATTTCGCGGATCTGGAGCCGGACCAGAATATTGTGGATTACCATCTGTACCTTTTGGCAGATGCCGGATATATTGACGCTTATGAAGTCAATACAATCGGGCACTACTACCCGCAATACCTGGTGAAATGGCTGACTAATGATGGTTGTGATTATGTAGACTCCATCCGGTCAGCATCAATTTGGGAAAAGACCAAAGAAAAGTTGGCTTCAGTCGGCGGTCAAGCGTCTCTGTCCATCGTCAAGACAATCGCCGAACATGTTACAATGTCTTTTCTTGGCATCTAACCTCTGCCACTATTAAGCGGTCGAGGTGCTCTGAAGTTTCCTGGTAAGCTTCCAGAAGTTCCCTGTCGGCTGTCTGGGAAGCTTCCGTCAAGATCATCGACACATGCAACAGCTTCCTTAGCCTTTCCTGGCTAAGCTTTCTTTCAACAAGAGCCTTGCTTTTGCAGGGCTCTTTCTTTTTTCCCTCTTCAGTCATGGGATTCCCTCCCCGCCAAAAACTTATTCACGAAGTACTGCTGCCCTTTGCCAGTCACCAGGGTTGTCCTGGTCAGTCTCACTGATCCATCCGGGTTGTTGATGGTCCGTTCTTTTACCTTGAACAGATCCATGTCCCTGGCCTTCTGAGTTGGCATATTCTTGTCTGCCCCGGATTTCATCAGGTATCCATGATCCCGCAGCCACTGGAACAGGCGTTTTTGCCCGATTTCCACTCCGTTCTGGTGGATCAGTTTGGCCAAAGCTCCTACCAGGATGCCGTCTTTACTGACACTCACCGCATCGGCGAAGATGGTCTTCGGTCGGTCCATTTCAATTTGCTTTTCTGCAGCAAGTCGCTTTTCTTTCTCTTCCTTCAGCTGAGTTGCCAGCTGAATCAAGAAGTCGGGGCTGGTCAATGCCTTTTCAAGGGTATCCTCGGTCATATAGGCACCGTGTTTCCGGATAGCGGGGATGACTTCGTGGGTGATCCACCGCTTGAACTCTTTGGCTGACGGCAACTTACTGGATAGAACCAGGCTGTAGAGTCCTGATTCATTGATGATGATTGCTTTGCTTTTGTAATTTGAACCACTCCCCTGAATCAGGGTACTGGTTTTGTCTTCTTCATCCACATGGTTTGCAATGGCATTTTCAGGCTTTGCATACCCGAGTATTTCAGCAACGTCCTTGCCAACAAACCAAGGCTCATTGTTGATAGCCAGTGTTCTGATGCGGCCGAAACTTTTATTTTGAAAAATTTCTAGTTTTTTCATTTAAAAATGCTCCTCATTTTGCTCACTTTAAGTGAGATTTTGAGTCAAAAAAAAGTCAGACGATATGCCAAAGTGCTTTATCAGCAGTACTTTTACGGAATCTCTGGGCATTCGTTCGCCCTGCTCGTACATGTAAATAGTTGACTCGCTGACTCCTATTTTCTTGCCTAAATAACTCACGGACTCTCCACGCTGTTCCCGTAACTCGCGGAGCTTTTTCCCAATGGTTTTACGGTCAATAGACACCATAATTCTCACCTCCGTTCTCACTTTCAGTGTAATTATATCACTTTAAGTGTATATGTCAACACTGTACTGTGAAATCCTTCTTGAATTTATTACACGAAAAGTGTAGTATTAAGATGTGGAAACGAAAGGGGATGAAGAAATGCCTGAGTTCAAAGATAGATTAAAGCAAATGAGACAGTCTGCTGGTTTAACACAAAGTGAGTTAGCAGAAAAATTGGGAGTATCTACCAGTACAGTCTCTATGTATGAAGTCGGTAGCAGAAAACCCAGCTTTGAGATTTTAGAGCAGCTTGCAGACTTTTTTAACGTAGATACAGACTATCTAATGGGAAAGGCTTCTCGAAGCGTTTACTACCTGGATCCAGAAACCGCCAAACTAGCACAAGAACTGAAAGATAATCCTGGTCAGCGCACCCTGTTCGATGCCTCGAAAGACCTGTCTCCTGATGACATCAAGGTCGTCATGACCGTCATCAACGGCCTGAAAAAGAAGGAAGGTTCGCCGCAATGATCATCGTCACCTATCAGGATCTGCCACCCAGCGTTCCGGCAGTCGTCCAGCAGAATCCGGACGACTCCTATACAATCATCATCAATGACAATTTATCCGATGAGAAGAAAAGACTGGCCATGAAGCACGAACTCAACCACATCGTAGGGGATGATTTGTTTAAAGAAGAAGATGTGGATTCCATTGAGAATGCCTGTCATGCCAGCTCGAATAACTTCCAGATTTCAGAAGGCTTAGAAATCTACATCAAAGATGGGGAATAGGGTGATATTATGGCATTATTAATTGTCATTGTTATTTTCGTTGTTGTCATTTTAAATAAAAAAGCAAAGGACAGGATGATTGCAGAATCTCCCATGAAGCCAGATGAACTGGCCCCATTTAGGCTTCCCGAATACAAGGGATTTGCAAGGGTAAGACTGCCGGTGACAAATGAATACAGGGTCCCGATGGACAGCTTTGTGGCATTCGATGTGGAAACTGCCAATGCGCAGCCATATTCAATCTGTAGTATTTCCGCCGTAAAAGTTGAAAACCGGCAGTTCACTGGTTCTGTCACTTCTTTGATTAAGCCTCCGGAAGCAAAATTCACGAATTCCTATGTCCATGGAATCACCTGGTCAAAAGTTCGGAATTCTCCCACCTTCAAAGAATTCTATGAATCCACCTTCCGCGATTTCATCAAAGGGTTCCCCCTGGTGGCACACAACGCCAACTTTGATATGGGCTGTCTGATCTATACCGCTAAGACGGAAGGAATCACCCTGGATAAACCGCTTCTCTTTGCCGACTCTCTGCAGAGTGCCAGATACACCTACAGGAATCTGGAAAACTACAAGCTGGACACCATCTGTAAATATCTCAATCTCGACTTGAATCACCATGAATCCCTGTCTGATGCCAAGGCATGTGCCCAAATCATGCAGGATACCATGGATAAAGGGACAGTCCCCATCATCAAATCTCTGTACCGGTTTTCTGAGGAACTTTTTGTCAAGGCTGTCTTGTATGAGGCAAAGACTTACGCTGGTGGGATTTCCTACGAATCCTTATACAAGGAAAAGCCAAAAAATTACTCAAAAGAAGATTTCATTAGGGACTTTGTGAATCCGGGAACATATGCCCGCCTTGTAGATGTTTCCAATGAGATTGAATTGAGTAAGCTGCATAAGGCAGACCTTCAAAAGATTCTGGCAGACGCCGGGCTTCCCACGAAGGGTCTGAAAAAAGATCTTATTGCCACCATCATAGAAAAGAAGCTTGCACCACCGCTTCCTGCTGATTATGTGCATCAGTACAAAATCAGAGAAGATAAATAAAAAATCCCTGCTGGTATTTGCGGTACCAGCAGGGAAAAGCGTAACCCACCTACCAAAGGGGCTTACTGTATTATTTTACCACAGCCAGCCCCTTTCAAGCCAGCAAAGGAGCTGATTTTTATGGAATATACCTTTTCGTATCGTGAGAAAAATGGCGGTGTCTGCCTGATCCTGTCCTACAAAGTCGGCACCAAGTGGCGACAAAAGACAAAGCAAGGATTTAAAAATCAAAGAGAGGCCCGCCGCTATCAGGATGAGCTGCTTGCGCAAGTTAAGGAATTGGAAGGCCTGACGGACGACGCTACCCTTAAAAATATTTCACTTCAACAATTTTTACCCATCTTTATGCGTGACAAAAAGGAATTTTTAGCTCCAAATACATTGAAGAATTACGCCCTGGCCTTGAAAAAAATGGGAAATCTTGCCACTGTGCCAATTAGGGATATTACCACGGCAAATCTTACCAACGCTTTGATGCAGATTGAAGGGAAGGCCAGTTCTAAGAGGGCTCATCTACGCTGCATCTCGCCGGTGCTTGAGCATGCAAAGGAGATATACAAGATTATCCCCTCTAATCCTGCTAAAGGAATTAAACTCCCACAATCAAAGAATCCTACTATCCTGCGTGCCTTCACGAAGGAAGAACTTTCCAAGCTCCAAGATATTGTTGAATTTAATTCGATTTATAGTTTGGTCATTACCTTGGCCGCTAACACAGGTATGCGGTTCGGTGAAATTTATGGGCTACCCTGGAATGCCATCGACTGGTTTAAAAAGACCATTACCATCACCCAGCAATACACGCTCATTGGTCAAAATAGCTACGGTATTGGTCCATGCAAAACACGAAACAGCCACCGAACCATTCCGGCTTCTCCGCTTGTCCTGCAGAAACTAAAAAAGTGGCGTGACACACGCCCAATGGAGATTACAGGAACTGTTTTCCCAATTGATAAAGGGCACTCTGTTCAGACTGAACTGAATCGTGTGATTGGTCGCAACTTTCCCGGTAGGTCCATCCATGCGTTACGCCACACCTTTGCCACTCTCCTGTTGTCCAGGACGGGAGATATTAACCTTGTCGCTCATGTCTTAGGGGACACTGTGGCCACCGTTTGCAAGGTTTACGTCAATTACACGGACGACATCAATAAGGTTGCAGCTAAAGCCATTGAATCTCTATACTAAATTATTTTTGCCGTATTTCTGCCGTCACATTAAAAAAGCCCGTATCCACAAGGGATACGGGCCGTTTCATTATTATTTTCCGTAATTGTGATATATAACGATATTTTTTTATGAATCCAAAACACTAGACTGCATCGCAATGGCCAAAATTACACCCTCGATATTTCACCCATGAAATAGTATATTTTCCATCATTTTTTTGCCGTATTTTTGCCGTCTGTCGGGCCGTATAGCTTTTCCATGCCCGCACGGGTAACGAGCCACATCTTCCCGGACTTACGACATTCTTCCGATGTGAGCCGTCCAGATTCACATGCCTGCTTGATTGTATGCGCCGTACGCCCGTACAATGCGCTCGCTTCTTGCGTCGTCATCACATCAGCAAGTTTCATTTTCGAAACACCTCCATACCAACGGCGATGGATAGGCATACTACAGCTCCTATGGATAAGGCATCCCAGCGCCCCCAATTACCAATAACTGTCGCTCCAAGCATAATCCCTAATAGCGTTTTTCTTTTCATTTTGTTATAATAGATATAGGGAGGCGGGCGGTTATCCCGCCTCCGAAGGATTACTTGCCCTTTCTGATTTGATATAATGTGTAAATTCCCACCAGGATTGTAATCACATTTGCCAAATCTTGAAGGGCTCTTTCTATATCTACCATTATCTCACCTCCTGATTATATTATAGACTATATCGTCTAGATTGTCAAGTAAAAAGCAATTAAAATCACCCCGTAAAGCCAGATATTTTCTAGCTTTACGGGGTTTCTTCGTGCGCAGCATTTGCGTTCGATTTCAAACGATTTTTAAAAGTGGACTTTGATCCCGCCCATGACGTTACCCTTACTGCCTGCGACCCATCCGCCAACGTGTCCCTTGACAGGGAACCCGACCATGCCAGCGGGGCGGCCATTCTTATCTACGCCTACGCCAAGCTCCCATTTGCGTGTCTCATCGATGACGGGTACCTTGATATCAACGCTCGCCTTGGACTGCTGCTCCAGGGCGATTTTATTTTTGTCCAAAATATATTGCTCGTTGTCGGATTTATTAAAGGTTTGAGTTTCGCCGTTGACTTTGACGGTCAAAGTCTGCTTTGGCACGGTCACATCCACATCAGCGTCCTGCGGAGACTCCTTTTCCACGTAGCGAACAATCGTTTTGGTTTCTATTTTGGATTCCACCGCCACATCTTCCGTCTGAGTGGCTTTTTGAGTCTGACACTTGTGATGAATCGCACGCCAGCTAAACCCCGTCAAAAAGCCAATGACGAAGCATAAAAAGGTATAGGCGAAAAACTTAATTCGTATGCCTGTTTGAAGCCTAATCATGGTACTGCCCGTCCTCGTCGTAGTGCTGTTGATACCATATGGCCTTGCCACGGATAGTCTGTAGCTGGCTATACAGGTTGTCACCCGGACAAGCGGTTGCCATTAAGTCACGGTGTCCGACAACGGTATCAGTGTCAATGTCAATGCCGTATTCATCCGCCAGCCAAGCAACGAGGATGGAGCAGGATTCAATCTGTTGCGGTGTCGGTTCTCCGACTTCAAAGTTACCGCAAACATGAATCCCGATGGAACGGCTATTATAACCGTATGCGTGCGCCCCTACAGTATCCATGGGCCGTCCTAGTTCAATGGAGCCGTCCTTTCTGATGACAAAATGATAGCCGATTCCCGCCCAATCTTGCGCAAGGTGGGATTCGTGGATTGCTTCGGCGCTCAAGTCGTCATCCGTCGGATTCCCCGTGTGGTGGATCACAATCAAGTCCGTGGCAGTCCGCTCTTGGAGCGGCTTAAACCAAAGCCCGTAATCAACAAACGTCGGCTTCAACATTCTTTATCCTTCCTTTCAAAGTCATCAGGAACCCCGTCGCCGTCCTTGTCGACAATCTTCGCCCCATAGGCAACAATTCCTGCAACGACGGCTGGGGCCATGATATGGTCAATAATCTTTAACAATTGGTCCTGCATGGAGATTAACCACGGGTCACGGCTCCCTGTCACCCATGTGAATAGCCACGCATATAGCACCAGCACGATGGGCAAGGCCGACAGCCCTGCCACAATCACGATATACGTCTTACTCCTTACAGTCACCTTCAAACGGCTGACCGTATTTTTTAGCCGTTCAAACATTTTCGCTGCTGCTCCTCTAATACATCCAGACGGTGGCTATTAGACTTACTTCTGCTATCTACAGCTTGGAGCCTAAGCCCAATAGCCTCCCGCCTTTCCCTTTCTTCTTTTAATGTGGTGTCCAAGCGGTTCAGGGCCTGCACGGTCCTATCCAAGAGGACCTTGAGCGGCTCAATCATACTGTGAATGACCCACAGCAGAATCCCGCCCGTGAAGGTCAGGAGGGCAATAGCTTCACTTAACGAGATATTCATGATACGTTCTCCTTATTCTTTTCATGGAGGTTGATGAAATGAAATTACCTAATGGGTTCGGAACGGTTTATAAGCTAAGTGGGAACAGGCGGCGGCCCTTCGTTGTCAAGAAAAGCATTAACGGAAAACAAAAGGCAGTAGGGTATTTTTCTTCCCATGTTGAAGCGCTCTCTTTTCTTTTGAAATTGAATGGCGGTCAATCCGAAACGTTCTCCCAGGGCTACGAAAAGTGGTCAGAACGCCACTTTGAAGGACTGTCACGTTCAAGTGTTTCCGCCTATATGAGTAGTTACAGGCACCTTGCTCCGCTCCACGATAGGCCCATGGAATCACTGAGATACGAGGATTTACAGGCCGCCATGGACGGCATTGAAGCGGGCTATGCCACGCAGAAGAAGGCCCGTGTTTTACTCAGTCAGCTGTATAAGTGGGCCATGAAGCGGGACCTTGTGGCCGTCGACTATTCTAGGTTCGTCGAAATCAAGCCCCACGTCCCCGTCCACGTCAAGCGACCGTTCACGGTCCGAGAAATCAATAGGTTATGGAAGGCGGCTGATGATCCCGACGTTCAGGCCGTGTTAATCCTCATTTATACGGGCCTACGAGTCGGTGAACTCCTTGCCCTCCGCCCTGCCAGCATCAAGATTCGGGAGCGATACCTAGACATCAAGCACAGCAAGACAGCGGCGGGCGTGCGCAAGGTCCCCATCGCAAGGAAGATCTTGCCCTTTCTTGAGTCGCTCAAGGCTCAAGGCGGATACCACTTGACATACGACGGGTTCAGACGGCTTTTTGATAAGGTCATGAAGGCTTTAAAAATGCACCACACCCCGCACGAATGCCGTCATACCTGCGCATCCATGCTTGATTCCACGGGCGCCAGTGATACGGCGTGCCAGATGATTCTGGGACACGCCCGAAAGGGCGTCACAAAGGGCGTTTACACGCATAAGACGCTTGCCGAATTGCGCCGAGTTGTAGATAAGCTATGATTAATTAGTTAGATGTGAAGGCTGTAAATGGCTTGTAGCCTAGGTGTATGGGCATTGCCACTGTGCTTAATTTGTGCTTAACGAGGCTGTCAAGGGGTTAAAACGGACTAAAACGGACTGGCTCAGTCCGAACCTGTCCGAGCTGTCCGAACTGCCGAAGAATCCGCACCCATCAAAGGTTCAATTGGCACGATTTTGCGGTGGGGTAACAAGCAAACTCTGAGTGGCGCCTTTACCGTTAATAATACGGGCAATAAGTTTCCGTCCGCCGCCACTGAAAATATGGAAGGGGTAATTATCAATCTAAACTTTGGTGGCGGTCAACCACATCAGAATATGCAACCTGCTGTTGCCTGCTATTCGTGGTTTAGAAATGAATAGCTGCCGATGAAATGGCAAAAATAGAAGGAGAATTACAAAACATTCCTCAACAAGAAGAAGGGATGCCAATCTTCGCCAAAGGCGTCTTTTCCTATGACCAATCGGTAAGAGAGGGGCATGGCTATGCCACGGGAATGTTGCGAAATGAGCTTGACTTAATTAGATTCAGGGCGGGCAACGATCAACCTCACAATAATATGCCTCCATGTTTAGCCACTTACTGTTGGCGTCGCCAAGCGTGACAAGCAACGGACGGGCCTAAATTAATCCACGGTTGATTGCCACCGTGAATATGGACCTTGAACGTATAGCCACGGTAATCGCCTGTTGTCGGTTGCGGGAAAGCAATCCCTCTATTAGGCCCGCCATCTATATTTACTTCGCCGAGTATGCCGTTTTCTTCGCCGTATTTGTCGGACCAAACGGGCAAAGACATGTCCACCATTTCCTCGGCAG